ATTATTGATAAAGATTTTAATATCATTGCAGGTCATGGTCGTGTGCTTGCTGCCAAAGCTGAAGGAATCCGTGAGGTTCCATGCGTTTTAGTTGATTATCTAACTGAGGCACAAAAGAAAGCCTATATCATTGCTGACAATAGAATGGCACTTGATGCAGGTTGGGATGAGGAACTTTTAAGGGTTGAATTAGAAGCATTGGAAGGTGCTGACTTCGATTTAACTCTTACAGGATTTGATGAAGATGAAATTAATGACTTCTTCAAAGATGAACAGACTGATGTTAAAGATGATGATTATGATTTGACAAAAGCACTAGAAGAGGCATCATTCGTTGAAAAAGGTGATGTATGGATTGTTGGTAGACATCGTCTTTATTGTGGCGATGCCACAAACCCAGATGATGTTAATAGACTTATGGATGGAAAAAGAGCTAACTTGATTTTGACTGATCCTCCATATGGTGTATCATTTAAATCTTCAAGTGGCTTAACCATTCAAAACGATTCAATCAAAAATGAAGAGTTTTATCAATTTTTACTTAAAGCATTTAAAAATATGGTTGCACATACAGAGCCAGGAGCTGCTGCATATTGTTTCCATGCAGATACAGAGGGATTGAACTTTAGATCAGCATTCATTGATGCTGGTTTTCATTTAGCAGGTTGCTGTATTTGGGTAAAAGACTCGCTTGTTTTAGGAAGATCAGATTATCAATGGCAACATGAACCAGTACTTTATGGTTTTTTGCAAAACGGAAAGCATCGCTGGTATTCGGACAGAAAGCAGACCACAATATGGAATTTCAAAAAGCCAAAACGAAATGAAAATCATCCAACTTCTAAACCTCTGGACTTGCTTTCTTATCCAATCAAAAATTCATCTCAAGAAAATGCAATTGTCATAGATACATTTGGAGGAAGTGGCTCAACATTGATGGCTTGTGAATTGACAAATAGAATCTGCTATACGATGGAACTTGATGAAAAGTATGCCTCTGTAATTCTTCGTAGATATGTAGATAATACGCAAGATGCAGAAAATGTCTATTGCATAAGAAACGGTGTTCGAATCAATTATCTTGAAATAGTTAAAGAAATTGAAAGAAAAGGAAAAACATCTGAAAATACATTAGCAAACGACTTGACTTAAATCTCTTTTAGAGTGATATATATAGCACAAAAGGAGGATATTTCAATGTCAGAAGAAAGAAAAAAACTGTATGAAATGTGTGAAAAAACACAAACAAGCAAGACAGGAATGGAAAAGCTAGTCGAGTACTATATTAGTTCTTTGGGTTGGTCTGAAGAAGAAGCTTGTAAATATGCACTAGGTTTATTTAAAGATGGTACAATCACACAAATTAAATTAATAGGAAAAGATGGTAAGGAACTATGAAAAAGGAAGACTTGTTAAAACAGTATCCTATAGGTTCAAGAGTAAAACTTGTGAAGATGGATGATGTTCAAGCACCACCAACAGGGACTTTAGGAACTGTAATAGGTGTTGATGATATGTGCTCAATTCTAGTCACTTGGGATAATGGAAGTTCACTTAACGTACTTTATGGAATAGATAGTTGTGAGTTGGTAAAAAAGGACCTAGAGGATGTGATTTAAATGTTTGAAGATAAGAAGTATTATGAACGATTAGCAGAAAAGAATTTAACTTTGGAAACTATCGCTAAAATGAGAAGAATCTTACTTGATAATTTTACAAGTAAAGAAAATAAAAAATACTATGTAGAAGCCAATGAAATATTAAACGATGTTGAACGAGAAACGTGGGATTATATTAATGGCAAAAGTGAAGAAAATGAGAGCTAAAATGAAAGCTCTTTTTTTTGAAAAAAATAGTGAAAAATAGTGTTCAAATGACTTGCTATTATTTTCTTTTAGAGTGATATATATACACGACAAAAGGAAATACACCTTTTCAGGAGGAAAAAAATGAAACACTACGAAATCAAAAAAGGAAAAAACGGATGGATTGAGGCAAGCGTTATAAAACCAGATGGCTATAAAGTAACCTTCAGTAACTTCTTTTCTAAAAACGAAGCATTAACTTGGTGCTATGCAAAAGTTAATTACTATTATGGAAAAAAAGTTGTAAACCAAGAATTTTAGGATAAGAGGTACTAACAATGAATGAAAGAATAGAAAATCAAATTGCAAACATGAAGAACCAAACAATCGGAGTAGAAATTGAAATGAACTCAATCACAAGACCTAAAGCAGCAAGATTGGTTGCTGAACATTTTGGAACATCAGCATGGAACGCAGCAAGCGAATACGGATACAGCAGTTGGGCTTGCAAAGATAGACAAGGTAGAATTTGGAAATTCCAAAAGGACGTAAGCATCTCTGGACCAGACGATGAAAAATGCGAAATGGTGACACCAATCCTTAGATACGAGGACATTGAAGATTTACAAGAAATTATTAGAATTCTTAGAAAGGCTGGAGCAAAGAGCGATGCATCAAGAATGTGTGGAGTCCACATCCACATTGGAGCAAAGGGACACACACCAAAGACAATGAGAAATCTCACAAACATCATGGCAAGTCACGAAAGCCTACTTGCAGAAGCATTAGACTTAGATAGAAACAGAATTTCAAGATACTGCAGAACGGTTGATCCACACTTCTTAACACAGGTTAACAAAAAGAAACCTCAAACAATGAGCCAATTTGCAGACGTTTGGTATAGAAGCCAAAACGAAGATTACGGAAGAACAATGCATTATAATGGTTCGAGATACCATATGCTTAACTTCCACGCAACGTTCACAAAAGGAACAATCGAGTTCAGATTATTTCAATTTGATGAACCAGCAAACGGAAAAGCAAACGGCTTACATGCAGGTCAACTCAAAAGTTACATCCAACTTTGCTTAGCACTTAGCCAACTTGCAAAGGATGCAAAAGGAGCATCAGCAAAACCACAACAACACGAAAATCCAAAATACGCAATGAGAACATGGCTACTTAGACTTGGCTTCATCGGTGAGGAATTCAAGACAGCAAGAGAATTCTTAACAAAGAGATTATCAGGCGACTGCAGCTTTAGAAGCGGCTGCAGACCTGCTTAAGGAGGTGCTGACATGAAAAAGTATTACATCGCATATGGCAGTAACCTTAACATTAGACAGATGAGTTACAGATGTCCTGGAGCTACAATTGTAGGAACAGGATTCATCAAGGACTATCAGCTTTTATTCAAAGGTAGCAAAACAGGTTCTTACTTGACCATCGAAAAGAAGAAGAGCAAAGTAGTACCAGTTGTTGTTTGGAAAGTAAATGAAGAGGATGAAAGGTCGCTTGATAGATATGAGGGTTATCCTTCATTCTACTATAAGCAAGAAATGGAAATTGATATCAAGGGCATCAAATCAAAAAAGCCTTATCATAAAAAAGCATTCGTATATATCATGCACGAGGATAGACAACTCGGACTGCCTTACAGAGAGTACATTCGAGTTTGTTTGGAAGGATATACGGCATTTGGTTTCAGTCCTAGATATTTAGAAGAAGCAATCAAAATTAGTATGGAGGCAAAAGATGGAAACATTAACAAATGAAACAAAGGTATGTCCAAAATGTGGAAAGACCTATAGAGGTCATCCAGCAATTTCAAGAGTGGACAATAAAACACCAATTTGCTCGAAATGTGGAACGAGAGAGGCTCTTGAAGGCTTAGGTATTAATGCTGAAGAGATAGAGAACATCATCAAGACCATTCCAAAAATTGAGGAAAAGTAAAAAGAACGAAGTCGGCTACGGTCGGCTTTTTCTTATGCAAGGGAGGAGACGTTTGTGAGAAAACTTAAGAAATATGTTCCTACCAAATTCAAAGCAAAAGACTCCACCTATGATAAATATGCTGCTGACTATGCTGTTAATTTCATCGAATGCTTATGTCATACAAAAGGCACATGGGCAGGAGAGCCATTTGAACTGATTGATTGGCAAGAACAAATTATAAGAGATTTGTTTGGCATTCTAAAACCAAACGGATATAGGCAATTCAATACAGCTTATATTGAAATACCAAAGAAACAAGGTAAATCAGAACTTGCAGCAGCAGTTGCATTGCTTCTTACTTGTGGAGATGGTGAAGAAAGAGCAGAAGTTTACGGATGTGCCGCTGATAGACAACAAGCATCAATTGTCTTTGAGGTGGCTGCCGATATGATAAGAATGTGTCCGGCTTTAAATAAAAGATGCAAGATACTAGCAGCTACAAAAAGAATAGTTTATCTACCAACTAATAGTTTCTATCAAGTACTTAGTGCTGAGGCATATTCAAAACATGGATTTAATATTCATG